GGCGGCAAACAGGGCTGCTCAAATGGCTCTCTCATCTGGTGCCAGCCTTGCTAGCAGGGCTCTCGGGTTAATTGGTGGGCCTGCCGGAGCGGCAATGCTTGCTGCTAGTGCAATCCTTTACTTTTCACAGCGCGCAAAAGAGGCCAGGAATGACGCTAATGCCCTTGCAGATAGCGTTAACGATCTGAGCTCAAAATTCCAGACGATGTCGCATACAGAGCTGGCGGCAACGATAGGAAAGCTAAGCCAAAGCCTGCCTGAATTAAGTGACGCGGTATCAGACGCACAAAAGGAATTCAATGACGCGACATCGGCTGTCCAGCGACAGCAGCGAGAAATTGCAAACTGGGGTACGAATACAACGAGAGGGCGGCAGGCTGCCGAGGCGCTTAGCGGCGCACAGGATAACCTAGCTATAGCTACCCTTGAGCTGGAGAAGGCCCAGAACAGACTGAGTCAGACCCAAAACGCCATTAACATTGGCCGCGCTACGCTAAACGGAACGATGAAGCAAGGTATCGATTTGCTGCGCAGGGATGGGCAGGAAGCGGGAATTGCTGCCGGCATGATGAGCAAGTTGGGAGATATGATTAATTTTGCGGCCAAGGCAAAAGACAAATTCAACTCCAGCAGCCTCATGGTTGAACGCCCGAAAGATGTTCAGGAGTATCTGGATAAGCTACAGGATCAGGTAACACTTCAGAGCGAGCTTAATGACAGGAAGCGAGCGCAATTAAGGGCTGAGCAGGACATTAGGAAACTCGGTGGATCAGAGGCGGATGTTAACCTTGCTCGTGACAGAGCAGCAGCTGAATTCGATGCTCAACAAGCGCAGCAAAATAACAAAAAGGCCACCAAGGAAGCGGAATCTGAGGCTAAGAAACTTGCTAACCAGCAGGAATCGGTAAACCAAAAACTTGAAAATCTGCGCCAGCAATCAGAGCTCGCTGCTGGCTCAACGCAGGAGTTAAGCCGGGAGCAGGCAGTATTACAGGCTCAGCAATCACTAGGTAAGGGAGCCACCCAAGAGCAAATTGCTCTTGCCGGTAAATACCGTGGAGAAATATGGGATACGGCTAATGCCCTCAAAGCCCAGGCTGCGGCAGAAAAACTGCTCCCTGAAGCCAGAGAGAATGCGTCTTACCAGCAGGATGTTAAAGATCTGCAAACTGCACTGGCCGCCAAAAAAATCACTCAGCAGCAGTACAATCAGACCAGTGAGCAACTGGAGGCTCAGCACCAGGTTAATCTGGCTAAGATACGCGCTCAGCAAACTGTAAGCCCCATGCAGGAAGCTCGGGGGCAGATTGACCCTGTCCAACAGCTGGCTAATCAGCATGCTCAGGAGTTGGCTCTCATCCAGCAGTTCGAAACGCAGAAGGGGCAGATAACCCAGCGCGGTCTTGAACTGATGAATGCCGCTAACACTCAGTACGAACAACAGCGCATAGCGGCGCAGTGGGAGATATGGAGGCAACAAAACGCAGGATATGAGGTAGCTGCTGCGGCATTTGATTCATTTGCAGGAAACGCCTCTAATGCCCTCACTGGCATACTCACTGGCAGTATGTCTGTCAGCGAAGCCATGAGCTCACTCGGATCAACTGTCCTAAACAGCGTTATCAACTCCTTTGTCCAGATGGGAGTTGAGTGGTTGAAGTCTGTAATTATGGGGCAGGCTGGAATGACCGCCGCTTCTGGAATGGCTATTGCGCAAGGGCAACTAATAGCCGCATCCATGGCTCCGGCTGCTGCAATGACCTCCCTTGCCACGGCTGGCGCTAACGCTATCCCCGCTCAGGCAGGAATAGCTTCAACAGTTGGCATGGCGCAGGCCCTTTCAATAGCCGGCGCTCGCTACAACGGCGGCCCGGTATCAGCTGGCGGCCTGTATCAGGTCGGCGAGAAAGGTAAACCAGAGATTTACCAGGCCAGCACCGGCAAGCAGTACATGATCCCCGGCGATAACGGGAAGGTCATCAGCAATAAGGATATGCAGGGCGGCGGGTTGAATGTTCAGGTGGTTATCAACAATCAAGCGTCCAATGCTGAGCCGCAATACATGGGTGCCACACAGA